ACCCCAACAGGGGTCTTTTTTTTATATAAATATTACGTTATGTTAAGTAAATAGATTGGACACAATACACACTACAGTAGTATTGTTGTCAGGAACAATTGCCATCACTGGTATATTCTTGGCAATGATGTATGAGATGGATTAGTAAATGAGTAGTTTTTCCTAACTACAGAGTGTTAAGATCCTAACAATTTTGGGATCAAAAACTCTAAATAGTGATAGAATTAAGGACAAGGCAATGATCTAAAGGTTTTCTTTATTATGTCAAGGCCCCATTCTAAAGGAGGAAGTTATGAGAAACAGGATGTCAAGTAATCAAATGGCAGAATGGATTCATCACGACGACTACAATCTTGAATTTTCTCAAGATCAACTAATCGACGAATACTTTGACTGCATGATAGATTGCAATGACAATTACTGTAGAAAAGTATGTACCGAAATCTTAAGATAACATAAAAAAATGAACCCTATAAGACCCACCGAAAGGTGGGTTTTCTATTACATATGAGCATAATCATTTACGCAGAGCATTGCGAGTTCTTAGAAGAACAAAACAAAAAATTAAAAGAGGAAGTTAAATTTCTTAAGCAACAATTGGACTATAAAAGTCTAGGCAATCCCTTGACATATGATGTTGAGGACGATATAGTATAAGTAATCTTTCAAATATATGGTAATTTCATTTTATGCAATACTGCTAATCATTTTCATATGCTTAGTGATGGTGACGTATTACAATCCGCACAGGTGAAGTAATATGAAGATAGGCGATCAAGTTCGTTACATAGGTAACACTTCCGACTTTTTACGGTCAGGGATTGGCGATGATCCTATTGCCAAACTCATCAAAGGGAATACATACTTAGTAGAAAGTGTTGAGCCCCAATGGTATGGGCCCATCAAACCTAATTTCTACGTTATCAAATTGATCGGAGTGGATGGTGAATTTAATTCACTTTGCTTTGAAAAAGCAGTAGGTTGTATCCGACAAGCGAAACCCTTAGACTACAAAGAAAGTTATGACCAAATCCCAAAGAGATACTAGCCGTGGCGAAAATGAGCTTTTAGTTTCAAAAAAAGCGCAAAAAAAATTCGGGTATTTTTCTGTCCTACAGGGTCAACTATTTGATCTCCCTCTTTCTGACGCATACAGATCAAAGAGAGAGACATATACCAAAGCAGAGGTAGATGAACTAATCAAATACGCCATAGATGAGGCCAGACGCATTGATGAAGAGTCAATGGCAAAACATAATAGAGATGCAACTGTAATCTCTATGATTCTTGGATTTACAACTCTTGCTTTGTTTGTAGATGGTTTACTCAGATTATTGGGTATTATTCCGCCATTTATGGAGATAGATATTGACTTATTGGATAAAGTCGTAGAAAAGGTCGAGGCAGACGTTATAGATAAAATACGACAAGTTCCAATACAGAAAATACTACAATCAGGTTTTAGATGAATGATTTTACAGTTCTAGTGTATGGCATATGTTTTTTTGCCGTCGCAGGCGCAACATTTGCTTTTATGTGGAAGATGACCGCATCATCGCTAGAATCTATAAACAAACCTATTCCTAGAAGAAATGTACATCCAGAAATGGAAGATATACAATCTGGGGAGCAACTCCTAGTATTCAAACCTGAGAATGATCAGGAAGATGATGACGAAGGAGACGTAATTATTATGAGAAAATGATCAGTTTTTTACTTTCAGCAGCGGGTTTACTAAATCTGCTATTTTATATCTTTGCAATCGGTTTTGTTATCTCACTGGTATTAGAACAGTTTGTAAAAGACAACGAGACTAACCTTTTTATTGTACAAACAAATAGAAGGTATTGTTGGAGACAGGCATGGATAACCAACATATATTGGTTCTTTTGTAATGTAGCATTATACCTAGCATCTAGAAATGCAGCTCCACCAGTAGATGACTTCTGGAGAGGAATATAATGCTAGAACCAGAATTGAGACAAGAACTAAAAGACCTCATAAATGAGGTTCTTGATGAAAGAGAACATGAACGTAAACTAAACGGCCCTTATGATTTCCCCGAAGAAGATTAAAACTATTGGTGACAGATGCCTAAGGCAAAAGTCAGAAGAAGTCGAATTTGACAAAGATGAGATGGAAAAACTCTATGCAGAGATGTGTCAGGCGATGTGGATGGCAGATGGCATAGGTTTGGCTGCACCACAGATAGGTGTCAATAAAAGAGTTATTATAGTAGATGAGTCTACAGAGGAACATGGAAAATATGCTCATTTGATGGTAAATCCCAAAATAACGTGGAAAAGCGAAGAAAAGGTGTTACTTGATGAGGGATGCTTGAGTGTACCAGACCAAAATGGCGAGGTTTTACGATCAAAGTCGATAAAATTGACATTTCAGAATAAAGATGGTAAATATAAGAAATGGAAATTAGATGGTATCGCTGCCAGAGTGGTTCAACATGAAATAGACCATTTGGAAGGTATTTTATTTGTGGATTATTTCGATGCTAAAGACAATTAAGAGACTTTTGGGAATAAAACCCAAGAAACATGAAATGAACAATACTAAGTTCAAATGGAACAATGAATACTCATTTCATCCAGCAATAGATGAATCTCTTCATCCCCCTAGACAAAAAAAGAAAAATGATGTAGAATGAAATTATGACTTTAACCACATTTTCTAAAAAAATAAAAAAGGACACTTCTAAATCTCACTCAATGGCAGAGAATACTGGGTTTGTTACCAATTTTCTCGCTGGTGTGGTAAGTAAAGACAGTTATAAACAACTTATTGCAGACTTTTACTTCATATACACCGCTCTTGAGGAACAAGTAGAGAAATTCAAAGATGATCCTTTTATCGCACCTATAGCGTTTGATGAACTCAAACGTGTGCCTGCTCTCGAAAAGGATTGTGAGTTTTACTGGGGTGAAAACTGGAAAAATACTATTTCTCCTACAGATGCCTGTAAAAATTACGTCAAGAGAGTCAAAAAGATCAATGCTAAGTTCTTAGTAGGACATCACTATACACGTTATCTCGGTGACTTGTCTGGTGGTCAAATATTGAAGAATATTGCAAATAAATCAATGAATCTGAATGGAGAAGGACTTGCCTTTTATGAATTTGAAGGAATACCCAATCCAGGCAACTTTAAAAACAGATATAGAACAGCTTTAGATAATCTTCCTATCACTTGGTCTGATGGTGAATTGATTATCAACGAAGCAAACTATGCTTTTAAGTTAAATATGGATGTTTTTGACGAAATTGGTTCAAGTAGACCATTTCCGTTCTTAGCAACCATCCAAGGACTTCTCCAGTTGACATGGGGAGCAATCAAATCTAAAAAATGATATATGTTATACTAACCAATATTGTTTTATACCTTATACTAAGGATATCACTAGTTCGTAAATTTAAAACCAGTTATTCTATTTACTTAAAGGATGCTAATGGTAATAAACAAACGCTAGCAGATACTATTGCTTATCTTTTAGAACAGACGGAGTTGCAAAATAAAAAAATCTTATATCTTGCCAATGAAGTAGAAAACCAATGGTTAGCGATAGAACAGATCAAGTTAGTTACAGGTGCCGATAAATACTGTACCGAAAAACCAACACCACAGATTATTAAAGATGCACGATCAAAACTCAATAGGTAAGGAAGAATCCGACGCCTCAAGATATCAAAGAGCATTAGACCTCTTTACTGAATCAGTTTACAAACCAGATCCCGACCTCCGTGGTTGTGCTCATAACCAAAACTGTTTTAATGAACTTATGGAGATCAGAGAACACGTTATAGAGTATCTCAAGACACTTAAGGAAGTCACTCATCACACAAATGCAGATGAAAGTGATGAAATAGAAACTGCGAAACTGATAGAAACAAAGGCTAAATGACCCTACTTGAAAAACAACTTTTAGTGGTTAGAAAGTTAAGAAAATCTTTACCTTCGGAGTCCAGTGCGTATTTTTACTTATCTCCTGTGTTAAATAGTAAAGTAATGATACGAAAAAAAGATACATGTGTGTTGAATCCCAGAGAAAAACAGCAAAAAGATTAATAAAAGTTGCAAAAAAGTTTCCGACCCTTTATACTAGAGAAGACGTACTCTACGCCAAACTTATTAAAAAAGCGAACAAAAAATCAAACAATGAAAATCTTTCTTGATACTGCCGTATTTGAAGACATTTTTAAATTTAATAAAACAGGTCTCATAGACGGTGTGACAACAAATCCATCACTAATACTCAAAAGTGGTGGAGATCCAGTAGAGACAATTAAAAAGATAGCGGGCGAGTTCCCATTCTTTGAATCCATATCAGCAGAGGTGGTTGCAGATAATCACATTGATATGATGGAACAGGCACAAGCGTTCAAAAACTTGAAGAACGTGACTATCAAAGTTCCATTGACAGTAGAAGGTCTAAAAGCGTGTAAATTACTTACAAGTGATGGATTTACTGTAAACGTAACACTATGTTTCTCACTTGCACAGGCAATTTTAGCAGCAAAAGCAGGAGCTACATATATTTCACCATTTGTGGGAAGAGTTGATGATAATTCATTCGATGGTCTAGGTCTAGTTGGAGATATTGCGAAACTATATAGAGAACAGCTATCAAGGACACAAGTTCTTGCTGCATCACTTAGGAATGTAAAGGATGTTGCAGATTGTTTCTCAGTAGGAGCAGACGTTGTTACCATGCCTCCTGCCATATTTGGTAAAATGTATAACCACATTCTAACCGATAAGGGATTGCAATTATTCCAAGACGATTGGAACTCAATTAAGAAAGACTAATGGCATTATCAGAACAAACATCAGAAAGTCTCAAGAAGGCAGAAGTCCATCTTCGTGACGCACTTGCTTTTGCAGCAAGAGTAGAAAAACCTTACGTTGTAAGAGAATTAGGTGGTATTATTGCACATCTAGACAATATTCAAGGTACAGAAACCTTATTTGATAAGATGTCTACAGCCATTGACAGAATGGAGAAGGAACAAGAGACGGATGAATGACTTAAGATATCGTGATGAACGTATGGCAATACGCCAACAAGCATTCCTTTCCTTAAAACAATTCAACACTCTCGAAAATGTCCGCCACCTGTACGAATTCTGCCACCTCTGGGTATCGCAAGGTAAAACCGATACCAGAGGAATCGAAGAAAGTTTTCTTAGATACAGAGAGAACTGTAGCAATCCGTAAAGGCTCTATAGTCAGTGTACCCGAAGTTTTAGGTGGTAAACCACTAGAAGGTCGGGTTCTTTTTATAGGAGACACACCTAACAGAGGCTTAGATGGTAGAAAGTTATCTACATATTTTACAGTATGTTATAACGAAGAAACACTCGGAGGTCTATTAGTTTATGACCATGAGTGGCATAAAATAGAAGTAATTAGGTATTAACCATGTTTACAATATACGGAAAAAATGAATGCCCTATGTGTTTTAAGGTAAAAGTTGTACTTGAAATGATGGGTAAGGAATATGAATACAAAGAATTAGATAAGGATTTCACAGAACAGGAATTCAAATCTATGTTCCCCAATACTATCTCTGTACCACAAGTGGTAATGGATGGTAAAACACTTGGTAATGCCAATGAAACTTTGAAATATCTCAAAGAACATAGATTAATTTAACATGTTTTTCCCAGATATGGACATAAATAAAGGCGTAGAACTTATACTCAAAGGAGATAAAAAGAAGCCGCCAAAACAAACACCAAAGTTCTTCGATATCAAACTTTCCTTATTTGGCAGAGAGTTTAGACTATCGTTAGACATAAAAAAGAAAAAAAGTAATTAACCTTGGGAGGAATCCAATGGAAACAACAGTAGTTCTTGTTATATTCAGTATGATGTGCTTTACATTTTTGATATTAGGTGGTATAATTGGATGGTTAGCCCAACAAAATAATTACATCAATTTACAGAATCAAGGTATGGCATTTAGTCATCCCGAAATGTATGATGAAAATGGGAATCTCATTCCCGATGAAATAGTAGCCGTGAGGTTTGAAAATGACAACAGCGAAGAAGACGACGACGAAGACTAGATCCACAAGTAGGAAAAAGACTTCCACTCGTAAAACTTCAACAAAACCAAGGACAGTAGCAGTTAAAAAGAAAGAACTGCCTGCAAATCCTATGGTTCATGAACTTTTAGAAGCCGTCGATTCTGAAAGAGTAAAAGCAAGAAAGTTGGATATACTTCGTGCTCATGGAGATGATTCTTTCAAAATGACTATGATTTGGAATTTTGATGAATCTGTAATTTCTATGTTACCAGAAGGTAATGTTCCTTATCAACCTGTAGAGAGTGATGTACAGGCGAGTATAGATAAGGGACTTCCACAGAGAACAACTATTCGTAATTCTGCTAGAAACTTTTATCGTTTCATAAAAGGTGGTGACGATGCCATGAATAAGATCAAAAGAGAAGGTCTTTTTATTAATATACTTGAGACACTACCACCACCAGAGGCTGAGATTCTTGTTCTTGTGAAAGATAAGGCATTGAATACAAAGTATAATATTACTAAGGAATTGGTGGCAGAAGCGTATCCAGAAATTACATGGGGGAATAGATCCTAATGAAAGTACTTCACGAAAAATGTGATCCTAAATTAGCAGAGGATAGGAAATTACCGTACACAGCATATCTTGTTGAATATGTTGATAAAGAAAACGGTGAGGATAAAGTCTTCTATGATATCACAACATGTTTGAAACAAACAGATATGTTTGATTATTACTATGACAAGTACAAAACAGGATTAAAAGGTTGGAAACAAACAAAGGGTATTGTAAACCCTAAGTTGTGGAATCCAGAACCAGAGAAAAAACCAGCATCTAAGCCATCACAGAGAAAACGTAAATGATTAATCCTATGAGTGTTGTGAAAAATGTAAGAACTGTTTACAACAGATTTTACCAAAAAACTGTCAAAGAGGTTGAAGTGCAGTTCGAGAATGAAGACCCTGCATGGATTCCTTATGATACTTTACTTGCTATGATGAACTTCGAGGGAGATATATTAAATGGCTGAAGAAGGCAAGATTCAAATGAATCCAGAGGAGTATAAGAAACTTCTCAGAAAATATAAAAAGACAAAGAAATATATGAAATCAAATCTCTTTCAAATTAAGATGATGGATGGTACTGAACAGTTTGTCACAGAGTTATTGAAAGAGGCCGAACAAGCAACAGATGAATTATGAATTAATTGATAATTTTCTTCCTCATGATGACTTTAAGAAACTTAAAGACATTTTTTTGGGTATGGACATTGCTTGGAACTGTGTAAATGGTGCAGTTGTTCCTAAAGATCCAACTGAGGGTGAATTTCAATTTGTTCATGTATTATATACACGTTATGCACCAAACAGCCCTTACTTTGACAGTTTAAAACCTATATGGGATAAATTAGAACCATGTTCTATAGTCAGGAGTAAGGCAAATCTAAATATGAAGACACTTGAACATGTTGCAAGTGAATATCATACAGATGTTGACAATTGCATCACGGCCATATATTATGTAAATACTAACAACGGTTATACTGAGTTTCAAAGCAATGGTATGAAAGTTGAAAGTATTGAGAACAGACTTGTTATCTTCGATTCAAACGAAAAACACAGGGCTGTATCAACTACTGACACTGCTAGAAGAGTAGTAATTAATTTTAATTATTTTATTTGACATGGACAAGAATCACTTAAAACTTATTATTAAAAATTTGAAAACTGTTATTGAAGAGTTAGAAGCAGAAGTTTATTCTGATCCTACTGCTTACGTCAATGGTGGTGAACACCGTGTCACATATGCAGATCAAGAAGAAATGTAATGGATGTAAA